TAATTATCCGGTTCTTGCTTTGGATCCAAAATGGGGTTATAACCCAATCACTGGTAGCGGATATTTCACTGCAAATGGATTTGTTAAAAATAAGATTGACGCTTTCCTTTCTGATCCTGATGTAAACATCGTTATCAGCCAAACCGGATGTATTATCCCTGATTTCGTTGATCTAAATGGTAATAACCAATACATACAAACCCTTATAAATTCGCAGACCCCTCAAAACGGGTTATTCTGTGCGATTGATCAGGAAGCTTTTGATGATATTTGTAATAGTGATTATCAGATAGATCTAGTTGGACATAATCTTATTGATGAGTTAACATCGGATAGAGACCTAGTTACTCCTAGGCTTAATTTCTTAAGTTATGATCAGGCTTTAGTTGCAGATTATCTCTATACTAAAAATAGTGTAGGCGTAACAGGTAATAGCGGTGCAACAGGTGGTTCAATGTATGTTGGAACTCTATTTGATTTTATAAGCGGCGGAGCAACGGGTGGAACAACAGATAAGGGTGTTGCTCTTGCTTCTTTCCAAACTTATAATGCTTCCCAGTTCGACAGCGGATTCCATTATCTAGTTACCGGAACTGGTCCTAATGAATTAACTACATCTCAAAAAACAGCTCTACAGACATTCTGTACTATAGCTTCACCTACCGATCAGAAATTTATTATCGGTAGAGTTCTTATACCATCTGGCGTTACTGGTGGAATACTTGACAGCTTTGGTGGATCTGGAGCTGCGGAAATCACTAAATTAAAGATAACAACTGTTAAGAATGTAAACTCTCAGGTTAGAATACTTTGGAGCCATCCTCTTGACACTGCATACTACAGATCACAAGGGGTAGTAGTTCAGCCTTGGCCTTATTTGAATCCGATAAATCCTGCTGAGGTAACTTTCACCAACGGCGGAACTGCTTATCAGTTTGGTTTGGCAGACAGAATCGGAATAGACTCTGTTTTGAATCCAAATGGTGCAGGTGTAACAGGAAGCGGATTCCCCGATGGAAATTCTAATGCTTTGATTTCTTATTCTATGTCTCTACCTTATATAGACAAGCAATATGATGAGCTTCAAAATGGGGATCTCATTTGGAAAAATAGCGACGGTACACAAGATCAGTACTTAGAGTTTACTTTTGCTACCGATAGAGACCAGTTTGATTACTACATCACTAGAGCATATAGCAACGAGTCCAGAGACATAACCTCTTTGGAGAATATAGCTGCTTTTGGAACCTCATATGCATCAGATAATGTTGGACAGCCAGTTTCCACCAATAAAATAGATATTATCTCTCAGAATGGTAACATATCAGAATTTATCAATGTTACCTCAAGAATAGATTCAACAACTTTCTTGATAACTGAAGACGCTAACGGCAACGTTCCACTCTCAGTTGGTGATTGGATAGTTTCTACAGATCTTAATATCTGTGCTGATGCGGTTGGTGTTAGACAGAACAGATTGACTAGAATATCTACTGTTTCTGCAACAACCACTTTCGGAACATATAGAGTGACTACTGCTAGACCAGTTCTATACTACTCTGGAACACCCCTAAGAGTTCAAAGATTTATCTCAATAGAGGATTTCACAACTTCTTTTGATTTCACTTACTTGAGAGGATTTGTTATGACTGAGAGACACAGGCCTAACGGCACTGATGCTAGAATTACCGAGTTGCTAAACGTTCTGTATAATACTAATCTTGCAGTTACCCTAGCATCTAAAGATGTTATCACATTTAGGTACATAATCGATACTTTCTCTGGTCAGATTTTACCAAATTCTAAGTATCAACTTAGTAGATTGGCTATGATGAGACAGAAGTGCTTATCGTTTATAAATGCACCCTCTATCACTCAGTTCCAGAACTCTACTGATCCTAGATTTACTGACGCACCAACGCCTTCTAATCCAGCTCCTGTTATAAACACTGCTTATATCGCAGCTGGTGGAAATCTATCTCTGAACCCAAGCTATACATTCAGCTTACCTACTGAGGCAGATGGAGCTAAATTCTGCGCATTCTATCTTCCTTATGTTACCATAAGAGAAAACAATAGAAACATAAATGTGCCACCAGCCGCTTTGATATCTAACAACTTTGTTAGAAAGTTTGCTAACGGTGAACCTTATGCTATTATAGCAGGTCAAAAAAGAGGGGTTCTTTCCGGTGGTACGATAGTTGGTGTTGAGTATGACTTCACAGACGAGGACAGAGGAAATCTAGAGCCAATCGGATTGAATCCTATTATAAGAAGAAAAGGAGTTGGTGTTGTTATATTCGGAAATGGTACAGCTTATCAGACCGTAAACTCAGCATTCAACCTTGTTCACGTAAGAGATCTTCTTATCAGTATAGAAACTGACGTTGAAACTATACTTGCAAACTACTTGTTCGACTTCAACGAAGATTCCATCAGACTTGAGATTAAGACTTTGGTCGATAACTACCTAGATGGTGTTAGAGCAGGAGGTGGAATTTACGCATACAAGACTATTATGGATTCCTCTAATAACACTCCAGCAATCATAGATATGAATATGGGAGTAATAGACATCATAATAGAGCCAGCTAGAGGAATACAGAAGTTCATCAACAGAATAACTGTTACTAGAACAGGTGGTATTGCAGCTGGTGGATTTATACAGTTTGCGTAAAAATTTGCTCGCAATAGAAAAATAGATAAATAGTTTGATATGGCAAATTTACCACACTATTCAAGTTCGATGTCTTCGATAAACAAGTTTGAACCTGTTTATCTGAACCAATTTGAAGTTACAATTACCCCTCCAGGACCGGTTGCTGGAGGACCTATATTGCTAGAGCACGTTACTAAAGTTAATGGGTTACAGCTGGATAAAAATCCTTCTACTGTTAACCAGAAGTATAAGTTTGCTAAAAGAAACTATGCAGGAGCAAAGCCGGATACAACTTACATGAACGTTTCGTTGAGTTTCACGATTAACCTTAATGATGCTAATTCAATGTATGTTTTTAAAACTCTAAGACAGTGGACAGATCTTATTTACAATCCACTAACTGGAGCTATGGGTTTAAAAACAGATTACACCGGAACTATAGTAATCTCTATGTTTAACAAACAGGGAGATGTATATAGAAGAGTAGTTTGCAGAGATTGCTTCCCAATAAAACCAGTTTCCGCTATGGGATTAAATTATACCAGTGAGGAGATCTACAAGATCGACAACATGGAATGGGCGGTTGACTACTGGGAGGATACATTCCTATAAAAAAATAACATAAATGGCAGGATTACCACATTTCAATCAGTCTACAGCGGCTAGAAACTATTACGAGCCGGTTTATTTGAACCAGTTTGAGGTTCTTATAACACCACCTGCTGCAATAACTGAAGCTGCAACGCAGTTCCAGGGCGAGTTTATTCTTACCCAGCAAGTTAAAAGCATTAGCGGTTTAGCTGTAGATATTCAACCTTCAGCTCCGGTTGAACAGTTTTATAAGTTTGCAACTAGAAGATATGCTGGTGGTGAGCCTTCAACATCAGATATGGATATGACCATAGATTTTGAGGTTAACCTTAACAGTGCCAATTCGATGACTATCTATAAAATACTTAGACAGTGGTCAGATTTAATCTATAATCCTTTAACTGGTGCGATGGGATTAAAGAGGGATTATGTCGGTTCAGTTCTTATCTCTGTTTTTAATAAGCAAGGCGATGTATTTAGAAGAATCAGAATTCCTTCTTGTTTCATAAGCGAGCCAATAAACGCAATGGATCTTGACTATGAGCAGGGAAATAGCATCTACAGTCTATCAGTAACATGGAAATGTGATTACTGGGAAGATACATTCTTGTAAAGGATCAAAATTTTTCAAAAACCCCACAATAGCCTCAATATTTTTGAGGCTTTTTTATTTTATTGGTATATAATATACTAAAGACTTTAAAAACTATACGTTATGCTAGACTTATCACCTGAAGAAATTCTAAGAAGAAGAGAAGAAGAGGGCGGATTGAAATATGATCCACTCCCAGAAAAAGAAATCAAAGAATCTGCTGAGGTGAACCAAATGGCCCAGCAAGATCCTGCACCCCCAGTTGTTGAAGAACAGCAGGAGGTAACATCATTGGGTAAAGCTCAGAATTTTTTCAGAGCACCCGCTACTCCATTTGGTAACACCGGTCAAGCGGGAGAGAGAAAAATATCACCAGGAGATATAGGCTGGAAAAACCTACCTGTTGATATCTTACCTTCTAAAGGAATGTTTTATCCTGAGGGGGTAAGAATGGCTATTAGACCTGCGGATGTTAAAGAAATCCGCCACTTCTCAACTATAGACGAGGCAGATAGATTGGACATAGAAGAAAAATTAGGGTACATTCTAGACAGGTGTCTCTCTATGGAATTTCCAAACGAGGGTGTGGTTTCTTATAAGGATCTTAAGTCAGAGGATAGATTTTTCATAATTGTAGCAATAAGGGATTTAACCTTTGTAAAAGGTG